GGGAGAGAGAATAGGCTAGGAAGTTTTGGCCATTAGGCTACTGCCACCCTAGCCGAGAGTGTGACCGCGCTCACAGCCAGATTTAATAGCCCTATCTGCGTGGGGTATGCGGATAATAGGCTTATTGCGAGAGAGAGGCAGATAAGTTACTCACTAGTAACTCTGTGAGTTTTAGGGTCTATCGGCGTGTCGGTTTTAATATAGATAGGGAGTCACTACGCTTAGGGGAGTGGCAACAACGCCACCCACTTATTGAAGGGGTCTTATGACTACCAACCTTGCGTTGCTCGTAGTGAGCAACACCGAACTAGAGGGGATTCCTGCTCAAGCGCAGACTCTCCTTATTGGAAGTGATACCGAGGTCTTAGGGTATCACCGCGTATCAAATGGCGCTAAGGGTCGAGGACAGGCATGGCAACCCATGACCGACCTACCTACTAGCCCTATCTCACACTCACCCGTTGCAGTAGTCCTATCTGACCGCGACCTAGTAATGCTTCAATTAGGTCAGATTACCAATGTCGGTATCAAGGCTCTCTATGCCCTAGAAACCGCACCAACGGCTTCCGCGTCCTTCCCACACAATGAGGCAGTAGATAGTCTTATTACGCGCCTAGAGGAAGGCGACTCCACCCTTGCCGAGTTTATCGCCGATAAGCGTCGCACCAATGGAGTGTTTATCAACCCTATTAACAAGGGTGTATTACCAATTTCGGCGACCGCGAGCGCACCCGTCCTACCGAGCGAGCCTATCGCTAATAGGGCTATAAGTGACTCACTCGTCAATGCTATGGTGAGCGTGCCTGATAAGGCGTTTAGTAAGGCTTATATCAACCGCAAGGTCGTAGGCGGTCTGACCGACTTCGAGATTATGGACTTCGCTATGAAGTCTAATAAGAACGTCCTTATCGAGGGGCACGCAGGGTCGGGTAAGACGGCTATGGTGCAAGCCTACGCTTCCGCACGCGGATTTCGGTATTTTAACGTCGCTTGCCATATTGGATTAGAGGCTTCGCACCTAATCGGTCGTTGGATTCCAACCCCTGACGGACACTTCCGTTGGCAGGACGGCGCAGTTACAGAGATAGTCCGTAATGGTGGAGTCCTACTATTCAACGAGATTAACTTCGCACCTGAGCGTTTTCTCACCTTTATCTTTAGCCTATTAGATTACCGTCGTGAGATTCAACTAATGGAAAATGGTGGCGAGGTTATCAAGGCGCACCCTGACCTACTTATCGTGGCAGACATGAACCCTGACTACCGAGGCACACGCCCACTTAATCAGGCACTCGCCGACCGCTTCCCTGAGCGTTTGGTGTTCCCATACGATAATGCTATTGAACAGAAGTTACTCGGTAGCAAAGCCCTATTAGATATGGCTAACCAACTCCGCACAGAGTTTGATAAGGGCACTATATCCACCCCTATCTCTACCCGTAATCTAGTAGCCTTCGCAGATAACGCTAAGGCGCTCGGTATGGAGTTTGCCACCTATTGCTATATCAACTCCTTCGAGGGAGATGAGGAACGTAGTGCAGTAAGACTATTACTCACCACGCACCGCGACAATATCGCTAGTGACTTCGGACTACCTACACTTACTAATAAGGCTACCTTCGGCAATTCAAATACCGAACAAGCCCTATTAAATACAGAAGTAGGCGCTCAAATTGACGGCATGGAAGTAGCAACAGAGTTTGCGACCCCCGACCTCAACGACACACAGAAGGCGTTTAACACGCTAGTCGATATCCTCAAGGGCGATAACTAACATGGGTCGCTTCGACGGGCACGACGACCTACTCGATAGGCTTATCTCACAGACACGCGAGGCTAATTGGCGTGACGATATTGAATACGACAAGGAACTCGAAGCCGAGCGCCTAGAGGAACATATCAATAAGTTACAGGCGGTGGGTGCGGTCTATGGTCGCACCGACCGTATCCTCACCGCCGAGCCAGTAGAGGTAAGGGTCGAGGACGATAAAGAAATGGATACGACCGCCTATAACGACGGCAAGAATATCGTATTCAATGCTCACCTTATCGAGGACATAGATGATAAGACTATTATCTCCCTCAATGGATTCAACTACCATGAGGTCGGTCATATCCTTTATACCCCTAGAGGCGGTAGCGAGTTTGGTAAGACAGTTAAGCGCGAGCAGTTAGGCAAAGCCTTCAACGTCCTAGAGGACGCTCGTATAGAACGCTTACTAATCGCAAAGTATCCGTCGGTCGCACCGTTCATGGAAGCGTCATGCCTAGAGTATCTACTCAAGGGTGACTCTGCCGAGTTTGGTAGTTACTTCCCACTATTTACGGGTCGTAAGTATTTAGATATAGAATTGCGACAGGAAATTGCAGATAGGTTTATTAAAGACTTCGGCGTAGATTTAGCCGTTGCTATTGCGACTATCGTGCATGAGTATCGCACCCTAGTCTATCCACGCGACTTCAACAGAGGGCTAGATTTACTGCGTGCCTTCGCCGATATTATCGGGCATGAGAACACCAACGAAGTTAATGGTAAGCCTATTATCCCTAACGGTAACGGCGGTCATACCGACCGCGAAGTGCAAGATAAGGGTCGCATGAAGGGCGATAAAGAACAGAAAGCCCAACAAGATAAGGCTACCAATAACGAGTCAGGCGACGGCGCAGGTAACGAGCGACTAGACGACCCTGCCGACACAAATACCGATAACGACCGCAGTAGCACCAGTTTCGGTAGCAAGGGCAAGGACGAAGCCGACGACAACGTGCTACGCAAAGATATCCAAGAACGACTAGATAACCTTAGCAAGAACGACGAAGTGCAACGCACTACGAAGGAAGTCCGTAAGGCTATTAACGATAACAATGAACGTCGTAGTGCTATTAAGCAGGGCGCTTACTCCAACCAACAGGTATCTGCACAGGTATCTGCAAGCGCTAGAGCCTTCGGCGTAGCCCTAGAGCGTGTCCGTATCGATAACGACCCTGCGTGGGAGTTAGAGCAACCTATGGGTCGCTTAAATATAGGACGTGCCATGAGAGCCGATATCAACGATATGGACAAAGTGTTTGACCGTTGGAGTGAAGGTAACTCCAACAATGATATCGACGCGATAGTCCTAGTAGATACTTCGGGCAGTATGTCGTGGCAGATTCAACGCACTATGGAAAGCGCGTGGGTAATCAAGCGCGGTATCGAGCGTATCAACGGTCGAGTATCCGTCTATAAGTTTAACCACGATAGTAGGCTTATCTACTCTGCAACTGATAAGGCTCAACCAACCGAGTATCGCTACGTTAATAGTAGCGGTGGCACTAACCCTTACAAAGCCCTATTAGAAGCACGTCGCCACCTAATGAATAGCAAGCGTGGAGTGCGTATGCTATTTATCGTAACCGACGGCGAGTGGGATATGGACGAGGAAAATAATAAGGTTATTGCAGACCTTACTAAGGACGGAGTGCAGACTTCGGTAGTCTATCTAGGTAGCCTCAAGGGTTGGGGCGAGTTTGACCGAGAGGAATACGAGAACCGTTGCAAGCGTTATCGTCATGGTGCTAAGCACTTCCGCGAGGTCGAGGAACCTAATCAAATGGTGCTAGTCGCTAAAGATATCGTCAAAGCGACTATGAGTGCCCGTCACTAACTGAACAACCTACGAACAAGTGTTCGAAAGCCCTGCCCGATACAAGGGCAGGGCGACCGACTTAAATACGGAAGTAGAGGAACTAAATATGGAACAAGAACTAGACTACAAAGAACGGCTACGCGCCCTACTCGCAGAAGCGAAGGGTCATGTAGAAGCACACAACTCAACCAACGAGTATCTAATAAACCTACTAGATACCGCCACCGACTATCTATTCTACCTAGAGGACACCAGCAAATGACCAGCACAAACTTCCTACCCAAGACAGGACAATACAACGACCTCGCACTTAAATATATAAATGGCGACCCCGACGCAATAGCACTATTAGATAGCGCTATCGGTGCAAGCCTTGACCTATGCTTCATACGAAGCCACAAGGACGAGCGTGTAGAGGAATACCTTGACTACCACGAAGTGCGTGGTGAGATAGATGAAGCCATAGACAGTATCGAGCCACGCATGGAAGCCTTAGGTCTAAGAGCGCCACTCATGGACGAGTTAGATGAGCGTGACTTAGAGAACGGCTACGCAGAGTAAGATAGGCTTATGAAACTATCAAAGACGAGAGAGCAACTCCGCCGTATATTAGAACTACGGCGGAGTAATGCTTCCGTTCCTATTCGCAATAAAAAGCGCTACACTAGGCAAGTTAAACATAAAGATAAGGACTTAAATGGACAACAATGAGGAAATCTACGACGCGGAGATTATTAGCGAGAGCGTAGTAACGGACGAGGAATACAACGGGAGAGTAATCGAGGAACCAAGCGACTATTGGAAACTCGTAGCCTTCCACCTACAAAATAATCACCAACCAAGTATCCCACTAAGCATGGTCGATACATGTATTAGGGCTATCGAATACGCCAACGACGGCGACTTTAATACGATTATTACACTCCCCGAAGGAACTTCATACAAAGGCGCTAACACCGCCAGCGTTGAAACTATCGTGGAGAGTCACCACCTGCACCACTTCATAACCAGCAAGCGCGAGGTCGTCACGATTAAGGACGCTGAAGGCGCGGTCGTATATCAAGGTTATGGCACAGAACTAAAGTTAAATGCAGAAACAAATACAGAAGTAGAGAGTAATGACTACCAACAGTAACCCCCAAGAAGAACCCCGCAGCGAAGAAATCGTCTGCGGGTGTCGAGGCAAAATGTGTGATGAGTGCCTTGATAAATATGGAATAGAGAAATAGGAGAGAGATAAATGTGTACGTGGTGTGGAGATAAATACGAGAGTGGCTTATGGACTACTCACCTATGTATTGAACCGAAAGAGAGTGACTATGAAGTGCGCTAAGTGTTTTATTGAATACGATAACGGAGAGGTAATCGCCCCTATCGACGAGAGTGCTATTGACGTAACCACCGCGATAGGTCTAGGATTCTGCGTGATGTGCGTGCCACCAGCAGGGAACCCTGCCCAAGTTTAGGAGAGAATTATGGACGAAACAACAGAGCCTACCTGCGGTTGCGGTAGTTGCGGTTGCGGAGAGAAGGACGGCTTACAGATAGAAAAGAAAGTCGTATCAGAAATGGACGGCGTTAGTTAGTGCAAACCTTCCTACCCTATGCAGACTTTAAAGAAACTGCACTCGTATTAGATTACCGACGACTAGGCAAGCAGAGAGTCGAGGCTTATCAAATAGTAAGAGTGTTAGACGGAACTCAACAGAGCAACGCATGGCATAACCACCCTGCCGTCCTCATGTGGAGAGATAACCTCGACGCACTCAAGTCCTACGGGAGAGAGATATGCCTAGAGTGGATACGTCGTGGGTATAAAGATAACCTTATTACCCACTTCCAGCACAAACCCGCGCCCGACATGCCAGCGTGGCTAGGCGACGAGCGGATACATATATCTCACCAAGCAAACCTAGTGCGAAAGTTACCTGAACACTATAAGATACACTTTCCCACAGTAGATGAAACTATGCCCTATCATTGGCCTATTACAAAGGAGAACTTACATGGCTAAAAAAGCAGAGCGCACCTTCAAGGCGACCCTTATCAAGAACATGGAAAAGGGTGGCGCGTGGAAGGTTACTTACACAATTACCGAACTCCGACAGAACGGTCTAGGTAGTTATGACGACGTAGAAATTGATAACATTACAACCGCGTGGTCTAACGCCAGCGCAGGTAAGCGTTGGATTAAAGAGAGAGTCCAAAGCCTCACACCACGAAAGAGCGTAAAGCTCGAGGTTACGTCAGAGGACGAAAACGGCAAACCTATTAAGATTTCGGGCACTCTAATTTATAAGCAGGAGATTTAAATATGAGTTTCATTAACCCTATCGTTCCAGACCCAGAGTGGGGGCGCCCTAGCCCAAACATCCCAGATGAAGAGATTTACGACGACGACGATGAAGACTAAACTAAACTTAGATACCCTAGTTAAACTTTATAAGCGTAATAGCCGTATCAAACTAATTAATTGCCATCACTGCGGTCGTCCTTTTATCGTAGATAAGAGAAACATAAGAGTAGATACCAAGTGTTCCTCATGCTAAAACTTAATACAGGCGTCAAAGCGGTTATTGGTTCACTCTCCCGCTAAGGCTATCCATGAAGCCAACCCCTTCGGCTGAGATAGACCTGCGCCTTACTAAATAAAGAAGCCCCCTAGACTTGGCTAGGGGGCTTCACTATTTAAGTAGCGATTACGGTATTAAACAGTTGTCGTTAGAGCAGTATTTCTCACCGATAGCATCCGCTGCCATTCCTGCATAGACGTCTGTAAAGTCAATAGGAAGCAATTTAAATGTATATTTATCATATTCATCTTTAGTTATTTGCGTATATGGCATTTGCGGATAAGTCGCGTTCCCCATTGGTAGGAAGGAAACGGTTTTGAGTTGTCCGTCAAACATGTGAAGCACAGTTCCTACGGCGTCCTTTTCAGTTTCGGCATTGAAGGAGATAGTCACAGATACAGAGTTATCAGACCAGTGGCGTTGGGCAGTAGAGGCAAGCGACATCTTTTCAAAGATAGAAACATCTTTCTCTGAGCGGAGAGCCTGACTCTGGATTGGGAAGAACACTACGCTAGTAGTTTTTGGTGACTCTGAAGCCTTTTCTATTTTATAACCCGACGCTTTAAACAAAGGTAGCATTGGGTCTTCATTAGAGAAGCGAATTGCACGAAGGAAGTACTGTCCCCCAGGCGTCCAGTGAACCCCAGGAGATTCTCCAGCAAGGATAGATACAGTTCCGCTTGGCTTCACAGTAGTAGTCTTAATAGACTCGCGGATACCTAGCCACTCTGAGTATGTGTGGTCGTAGTCTTGGATAACCTTGTAACCAGCGTCCATCCACTCACGAAGTACAGGCATACCTACGCGGTCAGCGAAGTTGGCAACACCAGACATCGAAGTTCCAATACGACGATTACGTTGCATAATCGCATTTGTTTCTTCCCAGTGGGTAGGTAGTAATGTCACAGTTTTTGCATATAGGTATGCAAACTTGAGTGTACGTAGGTAATCTTCTTTAGAGTCGTGGCGGTTTAGGTAAGTTTCAACCAGAGTACAGCACTCAAAGGATTCAAGTGATTGCTCAGCACAGGGGTTGTACCCAGCGGCTCGGTGGTCTTTATTATTAGGTGGGTCAATAAGACGCCCGTATTTACGAGTAACGTCCATCCAGATAACTCCAGGCTCACCATTGAGAGCGATACCCTCAACGATATGTTCTAAATTAGAGCCTACTGATACCTCAACAGAGTTGTTAGACATCCAGGCCCAACCAGGTGCTGCAGCATCGTAGGAGTTGCGTTCAGGATATACGGCAGGGTTCTTTAAATTTAAGAAGTCCTTGTCGTCCAGTCTGCCCATGAGCAGCTCAGCAGAGCGGCGCACATTGCCACTGACCACACAGACGCCTATTAAATTACCGATATCGGCAACATCCTTACGAGTTAACTTTTGAGTAGCCCGACCTTCAAATAAGGTATAGATATAGTTGTGTAGTTTGGCTAGTGGCTCTGGGCCAGCAGACGTGCCGCCGAAGGTTTTGATGGGCGCACCCGCTGGGCGGATAAGCGTGTAATCAAATACCCATCTAGGTTGGTCTGGTTTTAAGTAGGAGTTGATAAGCATGCTCACCGAGTCCACCCATCCCTCGCGGGTATCTGGGATTTCCCAAGTCTGAACATTGGATTCATCGCGGGAAGGGTCGTAGATTGTAAAGTCCTTGTCCGCACCCTTGTCGTCAAAGCCAACACCTACGCCCAACATTGATGCTTCCATTAGAAAAGCAAATGGTTTAGCGGGGTCTAATTTAGACATGCTAGAAGTAGACACGAAAGCACAGTTCTGCAGTGCTGCCGAGTTCTTGAGCTCATTGACAAGCGGAGTACCCATAACCCACAGACCTCGGCCTGGTGGGGTCCACTTTAAATTAAACAGGCGGTCAAATGCCTCTTTAGCAGAAGCCTGGGCCCTGGTATCGTTCCAAGGTAGTCGACTTGTTTTGCAGTGGTCTTTTTGTAGGGAGTACATGCCCTCAATTACACGCTGGCAAACATCTACCCAAGTCTCCTTTGTTCCGTCCTCTTTTAGTCGGGAGTAGGTGCGAAGGAAAGTGATTTCACCAACCGAATTACCGCCCGCATCTTTATAACCCCAAGGTACTTTCTTGTTTCGATACTCCTTTAGGAAGTCCTCGGTTAGTCTGAAAGATAGGGGCATTTGATTCTCCTTTATCGGCGGGGGTGTTAGTTTAGTGATGAGTTACAGCCTATTTCAGACTGTGTATATTTAGTTGTGTGGTAGCGCTATTATCAGGATAAGTAAAACTACTTATCCTCAGTTAAATCTTTAATAACCTTGGTAGTTTCGGCTTCATTTAGACCGTTGTTAGGTAGTTCTTTTAGCACTTGAGCCTTGTCTCCGAAGATAGAAGATAGGACTCCAGACGAGCCTTGTCGCTCGACAGTCATGCGAATAAACTCCCTTGAGTCGTCCAATTCCTTGACCGTCTTTATTAATTTAAACAGTCTATCTATCTCTTGGGAAACGTTCGGGTCAGCGTATCCACCGTTCATTTCTTCGCTAAAACGCATAAAAGCAACCCTTTGGCCCTGCATTTCGATGATGGCATTGATGAGGCTCTTGAGTTGGTCTTTGCTCTTTACCTCAACTGGTAACTTGAAAGCACACATAGATTGGGGCTTGAAAGCAGGGCAGTTTGCGGCTACAAAACAGGTATCGCACTGGCGCAACGTACCTGATTGCGAGGTAACATGCACGTTGTCGGTGATGACGCCATCGCCATCTACATCGGTCTTAACCTCGTATCCGAACACTGGTAAATTGATGATTTCATCGGGGTTACGTGGCATAAGTTTCCGCATATCTACCCCCTTATTATCAGCATCTGTAGGGGTGATTTCGGTGTTTGGCGTACCCGCCTCATCCTGATAATAAGACTCTCCCACTTTGTTTATCCTCTCTTCGAAACGTTCGTAAGACCACACCGCTAAGCGGCAAACCTCTTTGTTGTCGTCCTCGGCAATAAGGTCGGCGTCGATTCCAGCCTTGGTATAAACGTGGTTATACCTTGAACGGGATTGCTCTTTCATACGCTTGGGGTAGCGCATAAGCCTAGTGCCATCCCAGACGATTGTCTCCCCATGAGTCATGGGCGATAGCCACGAAAGGGTATGGGCAGTCTCGGCTTGGATTGAGCGAAGGTTGTCTGGCTTGGCACATCCTAGCGCATGAAACCTAGTTCCCTGACGCTTGGTGGCGGTTCTGGTGGTGGAGGCCAGCCTGGTCTCTGACTCAATGGCTGCCCCTGGTATGCCGATATCTAAATAGTTATTTATCAGCCTATTGAGGTTATCTAAACCTAAGTCGGGGTTCCAGACGGGTAGGAACTTACCTGGCGGCACCTGGGCCCAAGCTGTGCGGCGCTGTTCCTCAACGAAGGCTGGGTCTACAAATCCATAATTAAGTTCGGCAAATAAAGTTAATCTATCGATGTTCATGGCTACAAACTGCTCGTAAGCTGCGGCGAACTCCTCCAGCTCAAGCCGTCCCATCTTGGCAGACATAGGGATTCCTGGATATAAATATACATAGGAGTCTTTTGGGAAGTAGTTATCTATTAAATAGGGCTTGGTCTTGGGCAGGCCTCGACGCACTAAACCGTGGAAACTGATGCCCAGGTGGTTAGCCGTAGTGGTTTCTAGAAGGGTTCGATTGCTAGGGACTTCGCATCCCATATAGACAATACGCATTACAGACGGTCTCTACGGGAGTCGTTGTCGTATTCGTCCTGTTGTCTGATTAGTTCGGCCTCGATATCTGCCCATGGCTTGAACCCACGCTTTAGTCCGTCGGGTCTGAAGTTCTCATTGGTGTAGATAGGGTGCATAAACATAATTGTTGTTATGCCACGCACTAGCAGTTTAACTGCCAAGTCTGGGTCTGAGGTAACTACATAATCAACTGGCCCTTGTGAACGAACCCACTCTACGTGTCTTAGTTTTGGGTCATCGCCTGGAAACGGCACATCTTCCAAAGGTACGAGGTCGTCAAAGTTATTGATGCGTTGTTGGCGAAGCCAGTGGTCTGACTTTTCTCTATCTTCACATAAAATTAAAACTCTGTGTTTTTCTTTTAGTGTTCGATAAAACTTAAGGCCCTCAACTATTGGATGCTTTTTGTGGTTACGCAGAACCTCATCCATAAATACAAGTATTGCCACGTCTTAGTTCTCCTACTACTTTTTGTTAATTAAGGCCCGCCTAATTAATACGTCTGTTGTTGGTAGTTCCATACCATAGGTTTGCTTTTCAAACTCTGCTTTTGAATCCGCGGCAATTTCTTTCATCTGCTTTAATGCCTGGACAATACCACTTGCCTTACCAGATTGCCAGCGATAGTTATGCACATCTGCATAGCCTTGCCCGCTTGCACTAAACGCATACTTTCTACCTTGGTGTATATCTTCAAACAGTGATGCACCTTGTTCTACTGCTAATTTTAATGCTGCTTCTGCATTTCTACGTGCAACATCTGTTGTAGCCGCACCTATTCTAGATAACGCATCTGCATACCTACTTAAAATTTCTGTAGCCATTGATGTATCTTGTGCAACCTTTCGTTCCCACATTTTGTTAGTTGGTACGCCGCGAACTTCTGGTTGTACTGTCCAGTCATCCGCGGTTAATGAGTAGGCAGCATACGGTTTGATTGACCGTATATCTGACTGAGCGTTAACATAGAACGTCAATTCAAATATGTCAAGGAAGTTTGCAGTGTTTGGGTGAATCTCTCGTAGGAGGTCGTTGAAGGTCTTGGCAATTTCCTTATCGCTAAGCCCTCTGTACTCTGGATTAGATTGCCTAAATATTAAATAATTAACCCCGATTAAACAGTCTAGGTCAGCTGGTTTGCGAGCTGCAGTCCACTGGTAGCTTACAGCTGAGCCAGCTAGCCAGACGTGGCAGTAGGCTTCTGGGTTCTTAAATTGTGTTTTTAAATGCGTAAGTAAAATTCTTAATATAGATGCCCTGGTAGATGGGATAATCTTCCCATTTCTAAACAGTCTAGGGTCTAGTCCAGCTGACGGAGCTGCGAAGTAGGATGTCTCTGAGGGCTCTACGGATACTGGCTTAGCCTTCTCAACCAGTGCCTTGTAGTAATCCATGTTCCTAGTCTATATCTTTTTTGTGACTTTCTTTGTACTTAACATCAGTATCCCACTCAATTATGCGATGGGTCTCTGGTACATCAGTCTTTACTGTGTTCATAAAGCCACAGGAGGCATGTGAATTAACAAATTGGGTTGCCCACATTATGACTAGTGTTTCATTTCCAACTTCTGCAACATCAGCCTGGAAACTACACTCACACTTGCATGTCATTTCGATGAAAGCCACGACCGCCACCTATCCCTAGTTTTGTACATACAGTATACCGCTGCTGTACGGGCTAATGTCTAGTGTATGGGAATGGGTTTTAGTGAATTTTGGGCTAATAAGCCTATTTGGTGTACAGACCCTTGGCCTTGTTATGCCTCATCATGTTGTAGGACTTGACGGGGCAGAAGTCGCATAGGTGCATCTTTGGCGCCTTGCTAGAGTCTAGACCAGCCTGCTTACGTTCTGCAGAGGTGCCTGCCGTTAATATCTTCTTATCTGTCTTATAATCGCTGCACTGTCCCTGGGGACGGTTGTGTTGGGCGAAACACGTCATAGCATCTGCTGAAAAGTTAGCTTTGGTCTCGTAAAAATTGGTACCAAATACGTCTAATCCAGGCGAACCGCCTTTTTGGAACTGCTCGACAATCTGCTTCTTACCATCTGGATGTTGCCATACGAGTAGGTCTGCGTCTGCAAGCATGCCTTTGTGATTAGGGTGACGCTCTACCATCTGATGTAGGAAAGGGTTTTGGTTCTGGTCGTGACCAGGTTTACCATCAAAAGGGTAACGGTCATCATAAGGGATTTCATCTACGCTCTTGCAGTCGTAGCAAGCTAACAGAAGTACCTTAGGGCGGTCTTTTGGGTCTTCTTTTGGATTTAATTTAGAAAGGTCTAGTACCATTAGATAAGACTAGCACATTATTTGCCGAACAGGTTACGCATTACCTCGGCTTTGTCTTCAATCAATGGGTTGCTCTCTTTTTTAGCCGCGCCACGTGGGGGAAGTGGGGCAGGTGGTCGCATACCAGGAGCGGTTGGACGTGTGCCAACTGGAGCAGTTTTATTTGAGGGGCGTTTGGCTAGATTAGCTGCCATAACCTTTTGCATAAGTGGTTGCAAAACCTCTGTTCGCTTGCCCTTGGCGTCCTCGTTTTGTATAAAAGTACGGCGTGGGAATGAAGCATCACCATTTGGGTGGATAACGATATCGTCAGCCAAACCGTTGTTCATTAGGTGGCCTAAAATAGCCTTGTGGTCTGCGTTATTGCCATCGTACCTAAATCTAAAATCTTTGCTGGTGTCTCTAGGGTTGTCACGCATTTCCTGTAGGCGTGCAGCTTCATTGGCAGCAGCTTTCTTGGCAGACTTCTTAACATCTACTTTTGGCTGCTTTTTGTTAGGGTCTAAGGAAAGCTCGTATTCTTTAGCCATTTACTTGCCCTTTGCTGGGTCTGTATTAATCTTAATAGTAGTTTTTTTACCAAATGTGCGAGTAGTGTCCGCCTGATTGTGTCTATCAACCATTTCAGTAAAGCTTGCTGTGTCTTTTGCTGCCTCACCAGATTTAGCGCGGTTAGTTAACGCTGTGCTCATCTCATTGTAGTCGGCTGGGGATTGCTCCCATCGCCAATTTCTATGTCCTGCTGGCGGTTCTTTTGGTCGTGTTCGTACACCATTTTTAGCAGGACCTACAAAACCGTGCAAAACGTTTGCGCCTCTAAGGCCGTCAGGACCAGCACTTCGTCCAAAAGTACTTGAGTTGTGTTTCATACGTGCTTCTATTTGTGGCACACGACTAGGGTCGTAAGCACGGTCGTATGCGTCAGCCATGTTAGTTACCTAATGGGTTTACTTTGTTTGGCTCTTCTGAGTTAATAAAACCGTAGTTCATGTATGGATGTAGACCTGCGCGGTTAGCAGCAACGGTCTGGTCTCCCATGCCTGGTTGTACGGTTGTATTTGGACGGCGCTTACGATACTTGCCGTCTGTTGCACCCTCTGTCATATCTCCGTTAAGTGAACGTGATTCGTTAGTTGCCACTGTTCATTTCCTTTCTTGCTAGTCGTCGTCCTTCTGCTATATCGGCTCCGCGAATTGGCATATTTCCAGAACTAATAGTTCCATACCCAACCCCACCAGCCATAAAAGTAGCTTTACGGACTCTTTTTCCGTCTTTGGATACTTTTGCACCCTCTTTATTATTGGATTCCATATCCATACCAATGGTTTCACCAACAGACTTTCTAATTTTGTCGTCAGTAGTGCGTGGATAGCTCCACCTGTCATCGGCTCTCTTTTGTAACTCAGCATCACTTGCTGGGTCACCTTTATAAAAAGTATTTGGTCTACGAGCTGGGTCGTATTCTCTGCGAGGAGCGCTCATGCCATCCGTCCTTTAACTAGTCTTGAGGCCTTGATACGGTTGCACTTAGGGCACACGTCCTGGTCTCGTAACGATTCTACTGGATTCATGTGAGAACCACAGGCTTTACAGGCCTTAGTACCGTTATAAATGGTCTCAAGGCGTACATCTGTAGCCCCAGCCATGCCTTCGCCTGTGCTATCAGTGAATAATCCTGGGTCTTTGCTCATACGTTTCCTAACGTGTTGCGGCTCGTAGACTGGGTAGTATTAGGGGTCTGACTAAAGTCAGACTCTACACGCTGCTCTTTGCCTCTTGGCATACGAACAATATCTTCTAGACCTAACTCTACATCAGTATAGCCATATCTGTCTGGAAATAGGTTAATCTGTGGCAAATTTGGTCGTACGTATTCCTGTAGTTCTGCGCCACTCATAGTCCAAGTAGCGAGCGCCTGGTTAAGTAAGCGGTCTTGATTAGACTGAAAAGGTCCAAGGTATTCTTGTGGAGGAAACGCGGCCTCTTCTGGTGTGTGATAAGGCTTGCGCCCATCGTTAGTCCACGGTCTGCGACCGTAGGTACCGTCTGAATATTTACCTGGCATTTTTTACTTCCACTGTGGTCGCATGCGTGCCATTTGGTCTTGGCGTGCATTGTTTACATACATTGGTGAATCGCTCTTTACAGTTGGGCCAGCCTTACCATCATTAGGTAGATGCGGTGCTGGCGCGATGTCTGCCATAAATACGTGGCGAGGACTTCTGTAAACGTTGCCTTCTTTAACAGCATTCATTTGACGCATAATGCCAGAATGTGGTTCAAGACCAGCTGGATAGTAATAACCCTGTTGGTCAATGCGCTCACCTTTGTGAACGCCACGTTGGTATGAACGCTGGCCTATTCTAACTTTAAGTGAGTCGAGCACATTTTCAGAAGCTCCGTTAGGGCGACCGCGGTCATCACGACGTGTGCGGATAGTGCCCAGGTATCCATCTGGATATTCTGCTTGTGGTGTTCGACCTACACCTAATCGAAGTTCATCAAGCTCATTACGAGCAACAGGAACACCGCCGCCACCGTAGTTGGTATACGTACCGTATAAACCACTGGCGCCCAGGTTCTGTGTATTTTGATGTGGATTAGGCATACCTAAATGATACGCCTAGTCTGTTAGTTGGACGCCTTAAACTCGTGGCCCTCGTACAGTGTCCAGCCATCCATAATGTGGATGGGCTGCAAAGTGAAGGAATCGTCTGGTCTTACCCAGCCAATCATAACGCCCTGTTGCCAGTCTTCCCAGTGCTTTACTGGACGACCGTTGTCGTTTAACCCAGAACCATAGGAAGGAACTGCTCCGTCTACACGGCATAAGCAACCTGGGGAACCTGACACTGAACGGATAGGACCGTCGCCATTAGCCACAGTCTTGTACTGAAGTTCCTGACGGTGTGCGTGACCAAATACTGTAGAAACGTGTGGATTCTTGTTTACATACGCTGAAGCTGTTGAACCATTAGAACGGACAGTGGTTCCGTGGATAGCGCGAAGGTGTGGAGTAATCCAGTACTCGCCCGCTGGGTAGGCACCCACGTAGTTAACATTAAGTTCTTCAAGACGGAGTAGGTATTGAATAGACATTACAGGCCACTCATCTGGGGTGGCGTTGGCTCGTTTAATACCTTTTGATGCCATGGCGTTCATTACTACATAACGCTGCATACGACAGTCGTGGTTTCCTTCTAGCAAAGTAATCTTTGCATCTGGACAGGTGGCGCGTTGCTTAGCCAATAGCTGATGACCGTAGTCAAGTGCTGGCTGCACAGTGTGTGCAAACATTTCTTCCTGTGCGTACTTACCCATTGTTGGTAGGTCTAGGTAATCACCTAGGTGAATAATCTCATCTACACCGTACTTCTCTTCCAAGTACGCTAGTAGTTGAAAATGAACCTCAATTGCCGCTTCATCATGGAATGGGTCCATTGTTCCGTCTTCGTATTTACGGTACCCAATCTGCGGGTCTGGAACGAACATGATTAATCGTCCATCTTTTTTACCCTTGCGCTCTTTATAAGTAGCGGGCTTAATTACTGTTGGTTTTGCTTGCTGTATTGGTGGCCATGACCAATCAGTTTTAGACTTAATAGCAACCCTATCAAATATGGATGATAACGTTTCATTTACTTCTGGCATGTGCAGTACTCCTTAAAGTGTGAGCGAAAGGCAGTAAGTCCCATAGGTAAGTTAACACCTGCTTCTTGCAATGCTTCAAATAGGTTCTTAATATCTACGCTTCTATTTTCATTTTTTAAGCTGTTAAATTTTTCTTGGTCGTCTTTAGATAGTGTGTTTACCCACTTCTGTGTCTTACATTTTTTTGGTAGTTTTGCATCAGCAATAAACCCGTCTAATATAGACCCTAACGTATCCTTTGGCATGTGACCTCTCTCTGATTAAAGGATGATTCCGTCCAATAGCCTATCACACATAAGGTGTTTGTATAGCAAAACACCCACGATTTTTATCGTGGGTGTTTGACCTTGTTATCGTGATTGCAAGGTGGACGTCAGTGGACGTCAGTGGAGTCGCACTATAACCTGGGTTATAGTCCTACTTAATTTTAACTGCTTTTTCTTTCTTCTCTTCGGGGATGATACGCTCTAGCGAAATGGTTAGGAAACCATCCTCAAGCTTTGCATCTCCTACGACAACATCATCTGCGATGGCAAACTTCTGTACGAAGTTACGTGCTGCAATACCCTTGTATGCGTATTCAGCGTCGTCTTCCCCGCGGTTGCCCTCAACGGTGATGATGTTCTCTTTGTACGTAATCTTAACATCATCCTTCTTGAACCCCGCAATAGCAAGCTCAATCTGCGCCTTATCATCGGGCAGATGCTTAATATTGTAGGGTGGATAGGTGCTTTTAATACGTGCGTCTTCTAGCTCTTTAAACATATCTAGTTGACGGTCAAACCCAAAAGTCCACGGTGCAAGCATATTCTGCAACGCTGAAAATGGGTCTTGGATGGTTGGTTTTAGTGTTTGATACTGTTGAACTACTTTCGGCTTTTGTATATCCCACTGTTCGTGAGGTGAACCCTTAGGGTAGCCGCCATTGATGCCTGAAGCCATAATATATCTCCTTAGACGATATAACTTTTTGTGACCCTCCGAGTGAGCGGTCAACTATAGTATACAACAATCTAAATTAGAATATATTCCATTTACCTATTTCATATGCAAGAAAAGGTACATTTACTTGCAGATGAAATGCCAAAGGCCCCCAGTTACGGGGGCCTTTGCGCTATTTAGTTTTAGTTGTGGTCAGCCGTACCATCAGAGAAGTTTGGCTTTACACGATTCACAGCAGGAGCAATGATACGCCCATTTGCCTGGGTGGATGTTGCTTCTGGTGCAGTTGTCTTCTGGAAGTTGACCTTAATACCGTAGCGAGCTCCACCAGTCGCAGTTACGAAGCTGCGAGAAGGCTTTGCTTGCTTGTATGGGTCAGTTGCTCCCTTGGCGTTGCCAGTCTTCTTAACTAATGTGCCTTTTAAGGCTTTAGCTACTTTAGCTGGCTTTGCGCCCGTCGCATTAGATGCGGAGGATGAAGTCGGAGCTAGGGGCGCCGAGTTCTTTGATGTATCTTTTGTCATTTACAATCCTTTGGCCGAAGGTATAAAAAGGGTAAGGTATTTACTTGGGAAATACAGGGTTAACGTGCGCTGACATCAAATACGATGGCAGATATCTGGCCGTCGTGGCTTTCAATGCTGGTAAACCCTGGAATACAGATTAAATCCATGCCTCTAGGGGCTGTGTACCCACGGGCAATGGCGATGGCCTTTACGGCCTGGTTGATAGCTCCAGCTCCTACCGCACGAATCTTGCAGGCACGAGTCTCATAGATACTATGAGCGATGGCGGATGCTACAGCTTGTGGATTAGACCCAGCGCTTACGCGTAGAACCTGGTCGTCTTTCTGTTCTTCTGACATTTAATACTCCTATTAGTGATACTTGTTATTGGAGTATCTATTATGTATTTTAAATTAGATTTGGTCTGTCTAAAGGGGTAGGAGCCTTGGCGTAGGTCCCACAGATAGAGCACTCCATATCCAGTAAATATTGGGATATCTCATAGTCCTGAAAGCTGGCTTTTATGTTCCAAAGACCCGACTCGCAGACAGGGCACTCATGTAAAATTTGGTTTTCATAGGCCATACTCCCCGTAAAATCGGGTTTTAGCTCTCTAATGCTCTTTGACATGTCTGCAATTTATAAAGTCTCGGGATACATGGCAGGCTACATCTAAATAGATTGAGGCATTTGTAAACAGGTCCTCTGGGTGGTTTAAACGGTCATCTCCCTGATTGCCCCAATTATGCTTTAGGTACTCCCTAAGACCTGGGATTAAGGAATCAACAAATTCATCGACGGTCATCCACCCGTCTTGTAGTAAGTCCTTATTCTTGTGGTTCTTCGGCAAGGCCGTGCTCCTTTTTAAATTTAAACAAGGTTTCCTCAAACATCTTCTTTTCCGCTTCCATCTGTTCAATCTCTTCTGCAGAAAGTTTATCTTTGTTATCTTCGTACAACTTTAATCCGTAATTAAATTGAGCCTCTAAAGCCAATAACTGTTGAAGACGGCGTTGTTTAATAAAGGCTTTCTGTTCAGCCTTTACTCTTTCTCTTTTATCTTGTGTCTTACTCATCCTTGGCCTCCCCAGCCCCCGCCTTTAAACTGCACAGATGGTGGTGTATACGACTTAACCATAAATTCTCCACAGCTTTCGCAAACAGGCCGTTGTGTAGCATCAAATGCAAAATGCATCTCTACTGTGCGGTCGCACTTCATACATGTAAAATCGTATTTTGGCATTTAAATCTCCCGATAGTCTGGGCTCTGTACTTGTTGGTAGACAGCCTTTTCATACGCAAGCGTACCATCCCCTGAGCATAGCCGCGCAAGCCCATACGCATCGCAGGCGTTGTCGTCGGTAAAAGTTTGCCCCCACTTTTTGTAGGTATGCAGAATCATCTGGTTCTTCTGACCTGAACCAGCGCCAGTCACGTACTTCTTTAGCGTAGTAGGTGGGATTATCAGTGGGTACTTGTCAATATCTGCCAACTCCATCTTAACTAGGCCACCAAGCTCTCCTAGATGGAATACCTTGCCCTTGGCGCCCATTGCGTAGCCTTCCATGGCTACATCAAGGATTTCTACCCTAGATATCCAATCACGAATAAACGCCCGTATATCTAACATACGTGGCATTCCTTTGTTAGTTGATTTGTATACCTCTGCGTAATACGTATTGTCTTTATACGCACACATAGCAAATCCTGTAAAGGACTGGTCTATACCTAAGTAGACTGGGCTACTGTCAGTCAGGTCCAGGCCTCCTTCAATTTTTTTAAGGGGCATACCTGTTAAACCCAGTAATACGACCGCTAGATGTTCTACGTGTTAGTTCACGGCTAGTCAGTGAGTAGTACCGCTCAATGTTATCTAGGTAGGTGCGAACCATCTTGTGATAGGCACGGGCATAGGAGTATGCATCTGAAAGGGCCTTAACCTCTGGCTCTGCTTCTACTTGAGCTCTAAGTAACGTGGCCTTTTCTGAAGCTTTGCCTGAGGTCTTGGATAGTAGCCCAGCATTTACAGCCTCGCTGTAGAAAGCCTCGGCCTCCATCTCAGCCAACTCAGCGCAGGCAGACTGGGTACGAAGAAAGTTCATGTTCTCAATGTACTTGCTTGCCATACCCATAAGCTCAGTGTCATCTACTAATGTGATATCACTGGGGAAGTCTGGCAATTCTAGTTTAAGCGAGCGCTTAAAAGGTAAGCCCTGCTCTTCTAGTTGTTTTAATACTTGTTCGCTTATACCTGTAGCCGATAGTTCAGTCATTGTATCCTCCGCATCGCTCGCAATTACCCCAACCATCAATATTGCACGCTGGTGGTGTTTGATTCTTCACTGCTTCTACAATCTTAGCAGCTGCCTCAAACAACGGTGCAATCGAGAAATCACTCTTTGGTATCACGAACTCTTTAGGTTCTTGTGATGCCTTGTTCTCGTAGATGATTACGGCCTCTTGCGGAACATACTCTAGGTTAAGTAATTCTGCAAGCTTCATATATATCTGCACCTGATTAATGTGAGACTCAAACGGAGCCTTAATTGCTGCAAACATCTTGTCTAGGTCTCCGTTGTGTTCCATGAACAACGACGGGTCTTCCCAACGGATAGTTCCAGCGCCAATAGACTTAATCTCTAGCATCAATGGCTCGCCCAGGTTTACGAGTAGGCCATCTGAGTGACCATAGATTCTCAACGGCTCATAAAACAGTGGGACTTCTCGATAATCTAATGGGCCCTCGTGGCAATCTGAACCGCCCCAGAACATCTCTCCACACTCAATGCAGTACCACTTACCGTACAGCGTTCCCATTTCCTGGAACCACTTCTGCCACTTAGCGTGGATAGCGTGACCTTCGGCAAAGATAGATGCTGTACGCAAAGTCATAGTGCGATTAGATACTGGTGCCTTACCCATTAAATGGTAGTAAGAAGCTCTGTGGCACCACTCTTTTTTAACCATGTCAGAGGGATGAAGCACATCGGTACGACGGCTTTGGTCTTTAGGCCTTGATATTAAATGTCTTTCCAAGGAACCTATTACGCGTGTTTTTTTTCTAGACACGTTGACAAACGCCTTTAGTGCCCCTGTTACTTCTTGTGGTTTCGATGCTTTCATCCCTAGACCTTATCATCAAATAGGTGTTCCTTTAAAGTTGTTCCATCTTTTTTTAGTTTACGTTTTAGTGCATTACGTTCGCGGTGGCTAAGGCCACCCCAGATACCATGCTGTTCATCCATCTGGTCAGAGTAAAGTAGACACTCCCTGCGTACAGGGCACTCTGGTAAACCATCTTTACCAAAGCATACGCCTTTAGATACTTCTGCTATTTTTCTATATTTAGTTTTGTCACGTGGGGGGAACCAAAGTTCCGTATCCAAACCACGACACTTAGCGTTGTGTCGCCAGCCCTCTACGTGCCCTGCGTCGTTGAACAATTATGCTCCTGAATATTCTGGCGCATTTCCAGAAAGTCATCTTCAGTAAGCAATACGTAATTATTATTGTTTAAACTGAAACCGAGGACGGGAGTCCGACTGTCAACGATGGCTTCGTTAACAATCTTTTCTAGTACTGCTGCCTTGACAGTTACCTGAGTTTTGCCAGTCCACTTGTGTTCTATTAACAAGTCCTTAGACCTAACATCACCCTTACGACTCCAAAACGCGCCACTGGCAGCACTACGCTGACCACCAACAAGCTTTGCCAATCGCTCCTCGTGCTTCTTAGATTCCTTTTGGCCCTTACTCCTCATCGGCTACGAACTTAGAACCTGCCCGTAGGGCATCTAGTACGTCGCGCTCAAGCAGTTCCTTAAGGTCAATCTCTTCCCGTATAGCGCTAAGCATAGCATCTTGTCCCATCCATTTTCTATCCCCATAGTTGTAGTAGGCGCCAGTGCGCTTAATGACCTTATTAAGGATACCCATAGCCATAATCTCTTTGGCAAAATCAATCTCACCTGCTGGGATGTGGCCACCATCGGCGAAGTAGAAGTCAAAGACAGATACTTGTGAAGGGGCTGCGGACTTGTTTTTTAATACACGGACCTTAATTGACTGACCAATACGGCGCTTTTCTTGCCCTGTACCAGCCTCAATCCACTCGTCTCTACGCACTTCACAGCGGGTAAAGAAGGCATAGTCCTTGCCTAGACCGCCTGGGGTAGTACGAGGGTCGCCGTACATGACCCCAATCTTTGAACGCCACTGGTTGATAATAATGCCGATAAATGGGCGCTCTTCCTCTACAAGGGAGCGCTTAGATGCCTTGCCTACCTTACGGAAGAACTTGTTAGTAAGGAGGGCTCCGCGACCTACAGTAGATTCCTCCATCTCCTTATCGTCCTCTGCTGTAGGGACCAAGGCAGGTAGCGAATCAAGAACAATACAATCGACCGCTCTACTTTCTGTAAGTTGGATAACGGCTTCATAAGCTTCCTCCATAATATTAGTTGATACTACGTAGACTCGTGAAGTATCTACTCCACACATAGTTGCATAGCTATCTACCCACTGCTCAGCAGCAACCCATACCGTAGTAAATTCTGGGTTTGCTTTTTGGTTTGCCGCCACAGTCTTTAATGCAATAGCAGTCTTTCCGTTGCTGGCCTCTCCAATTAGTTCGTGCCACTGGTTAGCAGGCCACCCACCACCAAGCGACACGTCTAAGGCTAAAGAGCCTGATGTAAATCGAGGCGGCTGTTCAATAATGTCTGAACCTAATACAACAGTTCCGTCTCCATACTTTTTGTTAATGCTGGCAATAGTTTTAATTAGTTCTGCATTTTTCATTATTCAATCTTTCCGATAATTGTTGTTGGATTCCATCCGCCTGCATTTACTTGTTTAGCTGGTTGTGGGGCACCTGCACTTTGCTGTCCTGAGACAATGCCTCTACCCATGCCACTACCTGATTGGACTATTGGATATCCGCAATCGTAACATCGTTTTCTAGATTCTGGAGTAGCCCCACCGTAGTTATTGCTACCGCAACCAGGACAGCGCTCTGCTTGAGGCGTCGCTTGTTGCGTCGGTGGATACTGTGGCTGCGGTGACTGAACGTATGTTGCTGGTTGAGGTTGTACAACACCTTGTCGTTGTGGCTGTTGAGGTGCTGGCGTACCTAACTTATTTGCCCACCAATTACTGCTCATCTAATATCCTTTTCTCCCATTCCGCTTCCTGTATTTCCCCTGGCTCAATTAAGCCAATCTCCATAGCAGAAGCGAAGGCCCCAATAATAGCGGATAAACTAACAACTTTATACAACACCCGCATAGTATCTAACTCACGCTCAATCTCTTCTTTATCGCTGGGGTTCTTCTTTACAATCTCATCAACCTGTACCCCAGTAATAACGTCTGCTGCTACGTCAGCAATAGCGTGTAGGTAAGGTAGCAGGTACTCAATATTATCTAAACGAGTATCGCTATCTTCACGCTCTTTCTCGTCACCTTCAGCGCTAGCCCTATTAAGGCCGATGAACTCTACGACATCATTAGGCTCGCCTAGTTCAGTGTCATATACATACCACCTAGCAATAGTGCTTAGGGGGATGTCTTTCTTAAAGTACTCAACATCAAACTGTTCGTCACGTTTATTAAACCACCTACCAAGAAAACTCATTTAGCCTCTCCCCATCTTTGAACAACTGCAATGTCCGCGATAAGCGGGATATCCAATAAATTGATGCCTTCCATAGCTTCTCTAATTGCCTCTCTAGTCTCTTCAACTAAGTTATCAGGAGCTATAGTCACCAACTCATCATGAACAGTGAGAAGGAGGCTGGCGCCTTCTGGTATTAAATCATGCGCTCTAATCATAGCAAGCTTCATGATGTCTGCAGCAGACCCTTGGATACGGGTATTGAACGCCTGACGCTCAGCACCAGCACGCTCGCCTATGTTTCTGCTGTTTATCTCTGGTAGGTAACGCTTACGACCTAAGACGGTGGATACAAATCCAGCCTTCCTAGTAACGCCGATAACCTTGGCTCGATAAGCACTGACGTTCTGGAACTTCTCACCAAAGTTACTTAACAAACCTCTAGCCTCAGTTATAGAACACCCAATAGAGCGAGCAATCTTGTCTGGACCTACGCCGTACGCCATAGAAAGAACAAGCACTTTACCCGCAGCACGATTAACACCCATCACATCACCAACGGTTGTATAAATATCGCCACCATCTAGGTAGTTCTTCTTCATAATAGGGTCATTAGACATAGACGCAATCACCCTAGGCTCAATCTGTGAGTAGTCAGCAACTACCAGCTTGTAACCTTCTGGAGCGTAGAAGAGGTTTCGGATAGCTTTACCATGCGCGGTGGCTGGGTTGGGGACGTTCTGTAGGTTAGGGTTACGACTCGAGAATCTTCCTGTCTCCGCTCCGTGCTGGATGAAGTCACCGTGTACTTTACCGTTGACGAGGAGACTATCTCTATACTCGACCTTTGATTTACCGCCTGTAGTTCTAACAACTTCGCCTCCTAGGTATGGAATTACGTATGTAGTTAACAACTTATTAAGGTCTGCGTACTCAAGCATTGCCTTAACAAGTGGGTCCTTATCTCTATACGGTTCAAGTGCTTCGGCTGATACAGAGTAATCCTCTACGGTTAACTCTTTACCCTCTGCTTCTTTCTTAATGCCTTTACCTGTATAAATCTTTGGTTTTAACCCACGACCTGAAGGCTGTGGGGAATACAAGAGGTACTGCTTCTCTCTGTTGGAGTTAATATTAAATACAACGCCAGCAGTTCTATAAATATCTTCTCTTGCTTTCTCAATGTCTGCCTCTAACTGAACGTGCAGTGAGGCCAAAGCCTCCTGGTCAATAGGTGCTCCAGCAAGTTTCATATCACACAGCACTCGTAGAACATCCATTTCTAATGCCATGATGTTCTCTACTCCAGCTTTTGCAATCTTCTCTTTAACAACCTTCCATAACATAAAGGTGTATTTAGCATCTAAGTATGCGTACTTGGCAACAACACTGAAAGGGTGAACCTCTACCTCAGCGCCTACGCCCTTCTCCATCTCATACCCAAGCTCTCGCTTTAGGCAGTCGTCTAGACCGCAGCGATTTTTATTACGATTATCATAAATAAAAGAACCAACCATAGTATCAAAGTAAGGTGCGCTAGGAACCTGACCATCAAAATATTTAGTTATAGAACAAAGGTCAAACACTAGGTTATGACCAACCTTTAGCATGTCACTAAAAAATAAAGGACGTAATGCAGAAAACACCTCTGCTGGATGTAGTTGTTTAGGCGGTTCTGTAAAGACGTGAGTGTGTAACTTCTTATTCTTTGAGTAGTCTACGTCGTTAAGTTTTAAGCCTTTTTCAGCTTTCTTAGCGCCCTGTCCAGTAAGGGGTTTAATAACTTCAGCCAGTTCACCGTTTGGGTGACCTAAAGGAATAACATCACCGCGACCATATGTAGCAAAGCTAAGCCACATAATCTCATTAACAACGGACACACCTCTACGGGGTCCAACAGTTTCACAGTCAAAAGCAAAGGCATCTTGTTTTAGATAATAGGCAACCATCTCATTGAGTTGCTCTTTAGTAGTTATTATATTCATCGCATCCTAAAAATAAGTGAAGGCTGGGGGTCTTAGCACGTGTTGCCCCCAGCCTAACACTATTGATTAAAGAAGGGAATTAGCGATTTCTTCTAGCTCTTCCCATGAGTGCTCCTTAATAATGGAGCGTGTGTAAGGCTCAATCTTTGCCACTTCTGCCTCAGCAAAAGCTGGGTCAATGCCCCAGTCTTCCGCAAGGTCGCGAGACTTGATTGCCTGTAGATGGTAGACAGTCTGTTGCATCTTTCCAGTACGGCTAATAGCCCAGTAGTTCTTAGTCAAAGGTCCCTGTGGGGAAAACTCTGCTGAGTGTAGGGTCTTATATAGACGTGGACTTGCAACCAACATCTGACGTACTACGCCTGACGGGGTGATAACTGCGATGGTGAAAGCACGCTTGTCTTCAGGCTTGCTTCCGAGCTTTGTGCACAGTGGGTCGTTAGGTCCAAGTGAGACGTACGACTTCTTGCCAACAGTCTTCTGTTGTAGGAAGTGTTGCTTGTAGATAGCGAAAGGACCAGTTTGGTCAATGAACTTGATAACGGTGAACTCGCCATCACTGAACTTAAACTCAGTTGGGAAGTCACCTGATGCGGTTGTCAGCTGTTCTGCTGCTGCCCAACCTGATTGAACTGCATTGCTGCTTGGTGTTGCTGGACGGTCATCAACAGCTGTTGTTGAAAACGCGTCTGTTACTGGCATGTACTCGTCGGTACGGTCGATTGCCATATGGCATTTCTCCTTAGTTTCGTTTGATTCATCGGTTAAGCTCGGCAGACTTTATGTTCTCCCAAGCCTCAGCTATTGCGTTAGTCAATTGCTGGTTAGGCCATTGTATCCTAGTTTTATCTAGGAGTCCAGCCTTTCCAAACAGCTCAACTATTGCCTCGATTTGAGCACGTGAGTATAACCTACGCCCTCTCATCTTTTCGCCATTTTTTGTTTCTTTATCAGACAGGCGATATGGAGCCTGAGGTATGTACTCTTGTTTAATCCAGTAACGGATTGTTACAAGAGGTCTACCCAATGCCTGTGCCAAAGCACCTACCTGATAAAACTCGTGTAGTTCTCCCGACGGGAGTTTTCTAAACACAACAGTGGATGTCCAATCGGAACCATCTTTTACTGTGCGTTTATTTTTTGGTTTTGTCTCTCTACGTTTTCTCTTACTACCTGGATAGTAAGTGTCTAAGTCAGAGAATAGGTTATCAATCTCGTCCACTGCTCTTACCTACAATAAATGCGTAAGAAACTTTTTGCGGGAACATTGTATCGATATCTTCTTCAGTAAGGTGTCCGTTATAAAATGCAGCCATAATTGCTGACTCATCTAATGTTGGAACCATCTTAATGCATGTGTCTTTAATACCCTTTTTATTAAGGATAATCTCTGCTGCATTGATATCTAGGTTTTTAATTACGCGCTTCTGTTTCATAATCTGTTCTGCATCTTCTACTGCAAGAACAATGTGTCCGCGCTCGTCTTCAGTACCGAACTCATCGATACACTCTGTGAGTCTTTTTTTAATTTCTGTCTGACGTTTTGTCAGCAGTTCTACATTATCTTTTAACGCCTTGAACTGGCGTATATCTTCTTTGACGGCATCTGTGTTCATAAGTTTCCTAACGTTTAGCTGTTAGGTAAAACTTAATGGATGACTAGATGGCTGTCAAGTTACTTTGCGTTATTGGCTTTTACGCCGCGGTAGCCAGTCTTCTTCTTGTTCATAGAACCTGGCTTCTTGTAGCCTGAGCCGTTTGGTGTAGCTGCCTGGCGTTGAGCTAGAGCCTTAGCAATCTTATCGTTGTGCTTCCCCATTTAATTATCTACTTTAATATAATCTTCAAGGGCTTCGATAATAATGCTGGTTACTGTAACCTTGTCAGCTGCAGCTTTCTTCTGGACCGCTGTCCACAGCTGGTCTGATACGCGGATAGTACGCGTAGGGGTCTTAGGCGAGTTAGGCATCCTATAAGTGTACATGCCCAACGATAATCGTTGGGTGTAAAGCTCTCCCCCAAGGACTCGAAAAGCTGGCAGACTAGGGGTCGAACCTAGAAGTCTCCTGGTCCAGAGCCAGGCGTGTTGCCAGTTACACCATCTGCCATTGGGTTTAAATGCCCGAATGTTCTTTCCATGTGGCAATTAGCGCATACTACATCACATTTAGATATCTCTTCAACCATACGAGCTAAGGTAGTTCCATTTCTAGAGGCGGTTGAGATGGTGAAACTTTTTTGACTGCGGTCCAAATGGTCAAACTGCATAACATAATAAGGATATTGAACCCCACAATCAGCGCAAGGTTTGTCTTTAGCTTTATTAACCAAATCCCTAAGAGCTAGGCGATTAGTCTTATTTCTGTTATATAGCCTAGCTTTTTCAGCAGGGTCAGTGTGGTAGTACTTGGAGTACCAGGACTTTTGACACTCTTTACAATAAGGCTGATAACCAATAGAACCGTCTTTGTTGACTCGTTTTTTGTTATAGCTTTCTAGTGGTTTATCTTTGCCACATCTGGAACAAGGTTTCATGCCTTAAGGGTATACCTATATTAAGGACTCGTACCGCTAAAGTAGGTTCTAATCCTGCCATTAGACGAATGGGGAATATTGACACTTCTATTCGGCTAGCCGAAGAGTTGTGTCAATTGGAGCGGTTGACGAGGCTCGAACTCGCGACCTGCACCTTGGCAAGGTGCCGCTCTACCAACTGAGCTACAACCGCATCGCTGCCCCAC